GCATTGTGCTACCGGTTTTCCATTTGTGGTCGAATGGTGGTACTTAAGCGAACATCGGGCTTGGTTATGCGTTGAACGGGGCAAGAAGCAGGGATATATTGGTAAGAGTGGTCCCGGTGACAGGCTGTTCAAGGCGGAGGGTTCCGGAGTCGGGAACATAAAGGAGGGATACCCTGGAGAGGAGGGCGGGGGATACGTTGTTAGTTGCAGTGTGAATCGTGCAGTTGGTGGCGACGGCATTTCCGAGGGCGGTGAGACCGGTACCTGAAGCACGGACGGAAAGTAAGTACTTTCCCTTCGGGACAGTGAGGGTGGCAGTAGGCTCATTCCACTGGATGTAGTTAGTGCCGGGTCCTTGGAGAATGGCACCCGCCCACGGGGCGGTCAACGATCCGGTGGTGGAAGCCACGTTCAGGGAAGTGTCCGGAATGAGTGGTTTAGCGATCGGGCCAAAGAATCGGATGTTGTAACGAAGGCGGAGGACAACATCGACCGACTCGGTACCGGGGGAGCCGTTGGAGACAAGCAGGAAGAGACCGTTGTTGGCGTCATTTGCGTCGGGGTCGACGATAGGCTTGTTCTTATTGTAGCTGCTCGCCCAGGAGGCGAAGACGACAGCCCTGCGATTGGAATCCAACTGGAGTCGTTGAGATTCGGATGGACGGCCGCGAGCTTCAACGGTGTTCAGTAGGGCTTCGGCTTGAGTTGGAATCTGCGTGGGATCGCCGTTCGGGAGATGCCTGATGATGACATAGTTCTTAGAGAAGGCATTACCGGTGGTCTCGGCCTCAAGGGCCATCGTACCGCGCCAAGAGTCGAATTGGCGTGCAACCGACTGGAGACGGGGCGGAGAAAGAGGGTTAACCGGGATCTGAGCAAGGAGTTGGCCAGGGGTAGAGGAGGGAGCGATGGTGACAGTGAGGAGTCGCTCGGTATCCCGGAAATGAACCTCTGACATGTTAGGGCGAGGGACACGGGCTCTCTTCTGCTGCATCATTTTGCGCATGGTGTTTTGGAATTGCGCCGGTCGCTTGGGCTTGATGTTAGGCCCAAGTTGTTTTCGGGAACGGGCAATAGGGGTCTGGGTTTGGCGTGGCATGTTTGGTTGGTGGTTGGGTGAGAATATAGAAAGCTAATGACCCCTAGAAGAGGGTGCTGGCGATGGCAGCAAGCCCGCTCTTGAATGTGCGTTTGTTGCCGTGGTTATGTTTGCCTTGGGTGTGAGCGAGCTTGTTGTTACCGGGTGTCTTGTAGAAGATCGCTTCATGTTGGGAGAGCTCATTGAACGGAATTTCACCGCGAGAGAAGCGAGCGATGAAAGAGAGAAGCACGTCGAAATCAGAGGTCACTCTGGTGTTGCCCCAGTGGTGGAGTGAATTGACGATGCACATGTTGTTCCCAGCGTCAATGTCGATCGGTTTCAAAGTGCCGGCAAGAGCGGAAGCGTAGTTGTCGTAGTCCTCTTTATTGTTGTAGGCGCGAGAGGTGATCTTGGCGGTGATGCGGGCGAGATCCAAGGCAACTCCTCTTGGTGACACGAGGAAGGAGACAAATTGACCAACGGCGGAGGAGTTGGGTTTGAACTGGAAGCCACACTGCTTGTTGTACCTGTTGAGACGTTCCATGTTGAAAGCGACGTTGGGTCCGCGAGCGAGGGAGTCGTCACCCTTGATGTACAATTTGTCGAAATCGGTCATCACATCTAGACAGATAGCTAGATTGAAGAGACAGTTGTCGACGAGGGTGTGAGGTGCGCCAGAATCTTTCTTGTCGTTGACTACAAGAGAGGACTGGGCTGCGCAGATACGACGGGTCTTGAGCTGCTCGCAAAAGTATGAAACGAGCTTGGCGGGGCAGCCAATGCGGATGAGGGCGCGCTTGAGAATCTCGCGGGTCAGGTTGTTCTGGTTGGAATCGAACTTGGTCCAGTCATTGTCGATGTAGCGTTCACCTTCCACCGTGTCCTTCTCGAGGATAGCCATGACTTGGACATCCGACATTTGTGAAAGGATGCGTACGGTCCCTCTGGATTGATTGACCAGGACTTGTTCGAGGAGTCGGGTCCAGGGAGCCATGATGAGGTTGAGTGTCTTTTCCCATGCCGAAATACCTTGTCCGGCTTTGTCTGCCTCCAATGGATCTTTGCCAAGCATCGGTTTCTGTTGGGCCTTGAGGAATGATTTGACAAGGTTAACGGATTGGTCAGTCCAGGAGTTGATTTCCTTCAGCTTGGAGATGTCGTGTCCGCGTTCCTGCATCTTCTCGATGGCTTCCAGGAAACATTGATGGTGGGCGTTCTGTGGAAGGTCCCAGTTGAAGTGTTCTTCGACGCGATTGAAGAGTTCTTGGGCGAGTGGTTTGCAGGCTTCATCGGGCAAGTTCTTGGTGGAATGGGTGAGTCGCTCGAGATTGGTGCGCAGGAGAAGGTGACTCTGATGTCCTCTGGTGACCATAACGCGCTGGGGAGCCTTGAATCTGTAGACCTTGTGGGGCTTGGATTCAAACTGCTCTTCATCCCCGAGGGCGGCGAGCCTAATGACGCCTTTGGCATCATTGCCGGTTTCTAGCTGGGTGGAGGTGACGGAAATTTCCTCGCGGGGAGCGATGGCAGGGTAATATTTATCTAAAACCAGGCAGGCGGTGCCAACCTCGGATTTGCAGAAAGAGTAGGGGGTGACCTTCGGTGCGGTATCTTCCATGGTGACCCCTTTGGACATCGGAGCAGCATCGACGGCTTGAAGATCCACGTTGGACTGTTCCGCGGTGATATTGAGTGGGGTCTTATCGTTGATGAATGTGGTCAAATCACCATTGGGGGAAGAGTCCCTGATGAAGAGGTTGGTGGTGTGCCTCGTGAGTCCGACGATCAAATGATTGGGGCTCTTGCGGATCAGCTGTTCTTCAGCATGGGTGCCGGAATAATTGAGGATGACGCTCGAAAAGGTTTGGCCCTGGCATTCGTGGACTGTGAATGCATTCCTCCCGGTGAACTGTTCGATTTGGTTTTTGCAGAGCTGGGTGAAGCAGACGTTAACAGCTTGATCATTCTTGAAGTTGGCGTTAACGTGAGTGATGGAAGCATTGCGTTTGGAATCCGAGGAGATGCCAGGGTAGGCCGCACGGATGATAGGTAAAGCTGAAATGTCTTGTGGGCATCTCTTAGTGGTCGTGATGTGATGACGGGGGATTGCGGGAAGGAGAGCTTCCAACATGGTGACACGGTGCCAAAGACCGGAGAAATCAACATGCTGGATCTGTTTGGGGTCCCCGACGATAAGTACCTGGTATTCAGCCGCGATGAAGTTGATGTAGGCAATCGGGAGGGTGAAGGCTTCCTCGATGATGACTAGGGCCCATTTCTGTTTCTTGAGCGCACGGAGCCCGGTATGGATGGTGGCGGCCTGGGATGGAGCGCTGAGTTCTTTCTCGTACTTGTCGGCGAGAGCGCGGGTGGGGCAGAGTACGAGTACGGGACCGGACGGGATGGTGGCTGGGATGATTTCGTTGATAACCGTGCCAGTTTTCGCCCCACCAGGAACGCCTGTCAGTGCGAACATGTTCTCGAGGTGAAGCCGCTTCGGTTTGCGGGATTTGAGCTCATCATGGGCGCTCTTGAGGGCGAGTTTGAGCGGCTTGGCTTCAGCTTTCTCGGAACCCTGGAGACACTCCTGCACCAGGGTATCGTGCTGCTCTTCGGCGAGATAGACAGGGCCAATGCCCGGGTCGACGTTGACAGGCTTATTGAATTTTAGGGCCCAGTCAGGAGTGATACGGCCGAGTGGTGTTTCAGGGGCAGACTGGTGTTCCTGGGCTTGGACTATCTCGTTCAGGGTTTGTTCCGCCTCCGGAAGAGTCTCGATGTTGTAGGAGAAGAAGACCTCCTCGTTGAACCCGCACTCTTTGAATGTGTCATGGCGGTGGTAGTCCTCGAAGAATGAGAGAGTGCACCGATGGAAGAGGTTGGACGTGGATTGGGCTGCCTTGGCATCCTTTGCATGATGGTGGAGGATGTTGAAAGTTTCGCAGATCCAACCATAGATCTCCCCGAAAAGGCTGCGCTCCGCTCCGATCTTGTCCATGTGGGAGAAAGCGGCGTTGATGATATGAGCATCGAAACGGCGCTGGTATGCAGAAAGGACGTAGACCGACACGCAGATGTCAGAGAATTCCGAAGAGGTGCAGTGCCATCTCTGTTCGACAGTGCGGGAGCCAAGGCGGATCTCCGAGACGAGGGTGCGGGCATAGGCCTTCACAACGTCGAGGCTGAAACCCTTCTCGGCGCGGGCGTTAATGAAGTCGAGGAGTTTGCGAACCTTGGCACCATCGGTGATGATGTAGTTGGAGTGGTCTTTCGGGTCAAAGTTACGCTTGCAGAAGTTGCGGGCTGCAAGCATGCGGAAGTTGGGAACTCTGATGAGGTCCGAAAGAGCGTTCGGGATGGTGAAGGAGAAGTCGCCAGATGCAGTCGAGCGGTAGATATTGAGTTCGAACTGGCTCCCGTGGTAGGCGACTTTCTCAATGATGACGTTGAAACCGAAAGGGGTGGAGAAGCCTCCAGTGGTGAGGTACGACATCCAGGTCTTGTAATCGTGGGTGTAGGAGAAGGCGGTATCTCCATTCCAACCGAACGTGATCTTACCAGTCTTGAGGTCGTGTTTGAAGTGGTAGCCCTTCTCGTAACTGGTCCACTCCTGAACGTCCATAGCTTCAGTTGGGAAGTGGATGAAGGCTTTGATCCGGTGGGTGCCGTGGTTGCGCATGCCGACGGCAAGGTCCTGAAAGGAGATGTCGTAGAGGGAATGGTTTGAAATGGCCACTTGCGCGGTGGCAATACAATTCTGCCAACCATTGAGGCAGAATGTTTCCGTTGGAATACCGGAGGCGAGATGCTGGATATCTTCCCAGATTTGTTTGTGGGAGATGCCTCCGGATTGGACAGCGAGGGTCTGGGTGGCTGTCGGGCGGTAGCCGCGAACTTCGTTGGACATCGCGGATGAGAGATGCCGGCCCTGGTCGCGAGCGGAACGCAGCGTACAGGCATGTGGATTTTGTTTTCCAATGGCTATACGGGCGAACGAGGCAGCGTTGGGACCGATCTCGATGAATGTGTCTAGATTCTCCACAAACTTAGCCAGTGCAACAGCAGCGATGGACTGGTGCGCAGCGGCGAGTTGGTGTGAACCTGATGGGGGTTGCTGACTCCCGGGAATGATGATCATCGGGGAGTAAGCTTCGGAGAGCAGTTGGTAATGCTCTGGGTCTAAGGCGACACGGACCTTGAGACCGTTCCGATAGAGTTGAGTGAGTACAGCATTGTCGTGATTTTCACGAGTGAGCTGGTTTGCTTTGCTTTGGAGCATTTTGAATGGGCGTTTAGGTAAGTCGGGCGGATTGTGCCGAATAGAGACAATCAGGC